CGGTGGCACGGATGCGCTTTCCGGCATCCTTGCTTCGCTCGGTCGCGGCGAACTTTCAGCGGAACAAGTCGCCGTCATCCTTCGTGTTGTCTTTGGAATGGACGAGGAGAACGCAAACAAAATCATCAACGCCGATCCAGCAAAGCCGCAGGAGGAACCAACTCCGTCAGCATTTGAGGCCGATCAGAACAAGCCTAGCAAGGGAATGATCGAGGAGGCCGCTCGCGGCTTGGAGTGGCGCAGTAAATACAACCGAGGCGGAACCGAGGTCGGAGTTGCACGCGCTCGCGACATCTCGAACGGAAAGAATCTTTCGGACGATACCGTTAAAAGAATGCACTCGTTTTTTTCACGTCACGAAGTTGATAAAAAGGGACAGGGTTTTCAACCAGGCGAGGACGGCTTCCCATCCGCAGGCCGCATTGCATGGGCATTGTGGGGCGGAGACGCAGGGCAGATTTGGGCCGCTAATAAGACGAGCATCATGGCAGCAAAAGAAGCTGCGTCAAAACAAAAGGGAATGAAATTCTCACGCGATAAACACGGGAGATTTAACGGAGTTAATTTGATATCCGAACTGGTAATGCCTACGCCATCGATAGGCGAATCTAAATCTGACTTTGTCTCTCGCTGTATGGGCGATGATGTGATGATCTCCGAATACCCAGAAACCGCACAACGCGCAGCAGTCTGCCAAGCACAAACCAAATGATAACACAAGGAATAGCACTCTCAGCAAAGCAAGCCTTTTTGATAGGTCTGCATCAACCTAACGATCAATATAAAATCGCGCTATACAGAACGGATGCGAAGATCGGGCCGGAACTTCAGAAATACACGCCGAACGGCGAGATTAGCGGCAACGGGTATGAGGCCGGTGGCATAAAGCTATCGGGATTTAAGACAGGCGTTGCAGGAAAATCCGCATGGGTTTCGTTCGATGACATCAAACTGAACCGCGCATCATTCCAGTCTGCTGGAGCTGTTGTTTACAATGCGTCAAAAGATAATGCTGTAATGTGTGTCCTTTCCTTTGGTGGCGAGCGTGGCGTTTTTGATGGAACATTTGAACTCAAGTTCCCTAAACCAACCGAAACGAATGCTCTAATATTGCTCGCATGATTGCGTCAAACATCCTGCAAAATGGCGTCGGCACTTTTTGCACGTTTACGCCGCGAGAAAATCAACCGCCTGCAACAGCATTTGCAACGCTTGACACGCGAAATTCTATCGCCGTTTTAGATTTCAACGACACGACAGTCCAGAATGCTGTTTTCCTCGACATCATTCCACAATTCGCAATACTCACCAGCGGTTTAAAAATCCGGTTGATTTGGACTGCCGCAACAGCGACGACAGGAGATTGCGTGTGGCAAGTTGCATTAGAGAGAATGACCACCGATATAGACGCCGATTCGTTCGATACGGCAGCAAGCGCAACAGCAACAACAAGCGGAACAAGCGGCATCCCGAATTATACCGAGATAACTCTAACGACAATCGACTCAGTCACCGCTGGAGATGGCTTCCGATTGAAGGTCACGCGCAACGCAACAAGCGCATCGGACACCATGACAGGAGATTCTGAGCTGATCGCCGTCGAAGTAAGGAGCGCGGCGTAATTATGGCTTACGATTTTAACGGAATAAATCAGTCTCTTACGAGAGCTTCTGCACCCGTCACGGCAGTGCCATTAACTTTGGCGTGTTGGTTTAATCCTGATTTATTGCAAGATGCGGCTTTGTGTGCAGTCAATAGAACTGGGAGCAGTGTTGGAACTTGGTTTGCATTATTTACTGGTCTTGCAGGAGTTGTTACTGCATCGACAGCATCCGGTGGAAACCAATCAAATGCCACAACTACCGCAACTTATACGACAGGATCATGGAATCATTGTTGTGGAGTTTTTACAACAAACTCTTCAAGAACAATTTATTTAAATGGATCAAATGAAGTAACAAATACGGCAAGTAGAACTCCTGCCAGTTTAAGTGAAACAATAATTGGCGCGAGAAGAGCGAGCGGTATTTTTGAAGCATACTTCAATGGAAAAATTGCGGAAGTCGGAATTTGGAACGCTGCGCTCACTGCACAAGAAGTTGCTTCCCTCGCCAAAGGCATGACCTGTGAAAAAATCCGTCCGCAGAATCTTGTATTCTACGCCCCACTCGTCCGCGACCTCATCAACCAAAAGGGTGGTTTAACTATCACCAACAACAACGGAGCAACTGTAATTCAACATCCAAGAGTATATGCCTAATTATTACAATCGAACAAATCCTTCTGATCTTCGTGATTTAGCGCAATCTTTGATCGATACGTGGGAAGAATCAAACAATCCGAAATTGCAAGAATGGATTGAGGCTCCCCCAAAACCATCGCCTAATGCGATATGGGATAATGGTCAATGGGTAATTCCACCGCCGCCTTCGTGGACAGCAGAAGAATGGTTGAACCAGGAAGGATACAATTCAACCGGACTTGTGACGCTTCTTGATTTGAGCGGACAACTAATTTCAGCAGGCAAATCCTCGCCAAAACTGACGGCAGTTAAGGGTTGGACGGATGGGATGATCGCCGCATACGCGGCAGATCAGTCGCCGCGAAGCGATTGGAAGAATGCCCCATTTGGATTTACAGAAACAACGCAAGAAGCGATCGCAATATTGAACTCCTAAATATATGGCAAACGAATTAAATACAGCACAACCGGCAACAGGTCTCACGATAACGGCTCAACTCTTTAACTCTGGAATCACGGTTGGATCGGCGATAACTTGCGCTGAGATTGGAACAACTCGTTTTTATTCGGGCAATATGCCAGCCATCACAGCAGGGACATATCAGGTTGCTTTCTATAATTCAACAACTCCTATTGCCAGCGGCTCGATTGCGTGGAATGGCAGTGCCGAGATTCTAATCAACGACCTCTCCACTGCAACAACCGCAGGGACGGCAATCGCCGTCTGGGACGAGTTGATGTCCAACCATACAACATCCGGAACATACGGCGGAAGGATCGTGCGTGCGACCAACGCAAACAACGAATTGCAAATTAATGCGCAAAATCACGCATCAGCCAATGTTCATCAATTTCAAGCTGCCGTTATTCAGTCTGTGGCCTTCGCCACAAGCGCAGTCACGCTTTTTACAGGCGCGATGCGAACCGAACTAACTCCAGAACTTACGGAGATCACCGAAGTTCACGCGATCCACGGACTCGATATCGCCAACGCGCTAACGGTCACGCCTACGAGCAGGACATCGGGCGCGATTACGCAAGCGATCACCGGCGACGGAACCACAAACACCGTAGTAACTAGGGTCTAAGCGGATGTTAGCTTCCCTGCTCATTGCAACGCAGGGCTTAATGCCAAGCCCAACGCCGTTATCTATCGGCGTTCAAGGATTGCTGTTTATTTCGGTTGTTCCGCCTGTTCCGATCAATCCAATCGATCTACCTGGTGGTGGTGGAGGGGAGAGATTACGTAAAGACACTATCGTTAGTGTTCGCGGAAATAAAATCCGAATCACTTGCCATGTTCCGAGCATAGAAGTTTCATCGTCATTTAAAGTCGAAGGATGTCGAGCAGGAGTAAATCTCAGCGAAGTCGGAATTGATTGCTTGGCGATGGTGGAAGCAATAGGAACTCGCACGTATTTGTGCTCATCGAGGGTGCGGCAAAGAATATCCACGTCATTCGAGATCGTAGGATGCGCTCCAGATGACGAGGCGCAAATCATGGCCGTTGTGCAGTCGGCACTTGAGCAGCAAATTCTTGATGAAATCGTCAATCAATACTCGGATTAACTTTTGACATCCGCGCCATCGCATGGATGTCATCGAAGGTGTATCAATCATTTCAATCGGCGAAGCGAAGGGTCACGGACTTTACGTGGACGAGACGACTTTGATGCAAGTCAAAGAGTGCGCCGAGTCCTACAAGGGCGGCGTCAAGGTCAATCTGGATCACGGTGCAGGGATCAAGGACATTGTCGGATTCGTTAACAATTTCCGCATCGTCGGCAAGCAACTCTTGGGCGATCTCAATCTGCTCGAAACATCGCCTATGCGAGATTACGTCCTAGAGATTTCAAGTAAGCTGCCGGACACCTTCGGCATCAGCATCGCTTTCACGGGGCCGATCCGCGAAGTAGAGGGACTAGCCTTCGCAAGTTGCACAGAGCTTTATAGTGCCGATCTCGTGCAAACACCAGCCGCAAATGCAACAGGTCTTTTCAGTTTCACGGCAAAGCAAGTTGACAAATTTCCCACGCAAATGGAAGACGCAACAATCGAAATCGAACCCAAGGAGGACGAGGTCAGCATCGCCGACATCGTTTCTCGTCTCGCAGCTCTCGAAACCGCCTTCGGCGATTACAAGAGCAAGATGGAAATGCCAGCCGAAGAGCCAGCAGCCGAAATGAAAGAAGAGATGCCCGCTGAACTCAGCGTTATTTCCAAACTTGAAGCAAAGCTCGACTCAATCATCTCCAACTTCGGAGCCGCTCCAGTAAAGGCATCGGTCATCGCTGAAGAGAAGGCCGTTGAGAAATTCGACCTCAAATCAGTCATCGTGCAGAAGACCGAGGAACTCGGCAGCCGCACCGAGGCCATTCGATTCGCGATGCGTAATCACCGCGAAGCCTACATCGAGGCTCGCGATAACAACGAACTCAACTTTTAATCAAACAAATTTATGGCAACCCAAAACGATACCGGAATCCGAAGCTTCGCTTTCGCTTCCGCGATTACTGCGAACACACTCGTGAACATCACGGGTGCAAACGCTGCGCAAGCGGCATCAACCGGCTCTAATGCCATCGGAGTCGTGCAGAACGACGTCGCCGCTGGAAATCAAGGAGCCGTCAAACTTTTTTTCCCAACCCAATTCGGCATCCTGTCCGCAATCGCTACAGCCGGTAATACCGTCTTCGCCGTGACCAGCGGACTTGTCGTCGGAACATACGCCAACGCATCGACCGTGACTCTTGGAGTTGCGATCAACAGCGGCGTTTCCGGTGACGTGATCGAATACGTTCCCAAATTCAACTAATAATCTAACACTACTATGGCACTCTCCTACACAACAATTCGCGCCGATATCGCGCAGGCCGTCTACGAAGGTCTGTCGAACAAAAATAACTTGTTCATCGGAACCGAAGTGATGCCAGTTTACAGCTCCGACGTTAAGTCCGGCGCGTATCTGAAGCTGAACATCGGTGATTCTGAAAC